TTGCCACAAAACTGGTCGAGTTCGAGGTCTATTGTCCCGCTCAACCAACGCAGCCATAGGACAATTGATGGATTCGCAGCACGTGATGTACCGTGCTATGCAATACTTAAGCAATGACAGCCCTTTTGGGAAGAAAAGTACCGACTGACCCCGTAGAGAACGTCAAGTTCCGCAGGGAAATAGCCAAGATGGCCGCAGCCAGCCCAGAAGTGCAGGCAGATTTGTGGGCGTTGTGCAATCGAGACATCTTTTTCTACGTCAATACGTTCGGATACACGCTTGACCCGCGACTTGAGCCGTCAATCCGCCCATTTATTCTTTATCCGTTCCAGATCGAAGCAATTGCGGAGATGTGCGCCAGCATTGACAACGGATATGACTTAGGCATGGTGAAATCGCGGGACATGGGCGCATCTTGGCTAACTACTACCGTGTTTGCGTGGTACTGGCACTTCAAGCCCATGAAGTCTTTGCTATTGGTTAGCCGTAAAGAAGGCTTGGTGGACTCACCGGGCAACTCGGCCAGCCTGTTTAGCAAGATCGACTTCTTTCTGAAGTATTTGCCGGGTTGGCTAATGCCTAACTTCACCAGAACCAAGTTGAGGTTGACCAATGAAGACAATGGTTCCGCTATTACAGGCGAATCTACTACTGGCGACGTTGCTCGGGGCGACCGTAAGACTTGCATTGCCCTCGACGAGTTTGCCTCCGTGGAGAACTCGGAGGCTGTACTTGCAGCAACCGCCGACGCGACCAACTGTCGTTGGTTTGTAAGCACACCGAAGGGAACAGGCAACTCTTTCTACGACATTGTTCACTCAGGTCGAACCAAAGTGATGAAGTTTCACTGGACGCAAGACCCGCGTAAGAACATTGGCATGTACAAGGACGAGGACGGCAACCCAACAAGCCCGTGGTATGAGGGCGAGAAGAAGAGACGGACCCACCCCGTTGAAATCGCACAGGAACTGGACCTTGATTTCGGTGGCTCGGACTATTTGTACTTCCCGCCCGACCTAATAGACAGGTTAGAGCGTGGTTGCATACCGTCAACTAAGCGGGGCACGTTAGATTTTGACGAATTTAGTCAACCGTTTGGCTTTACAGAACTGGGTACAAGCGGTGATTTACGTATTTGGGGAGACAATCATCCCAATGACAAGACCTACTACGTAGTCGGTGTGGACGTTGCCACAGGCACAGGATCAAGCAACAGTGTCGCAGTGGTTGCAACAGTAGAAGGCGAGAAGGTTGCAGAGTTTGTGACCTCAACTATGCGTCCCGACATCTTGGCTAAGAACGTGGCGGCTATCTGTCGTTACTTCAGGGGTCTGAGCGACACTGGCGCGTTCTTGGTATGGGAAGCCAATGGTCCGGGTCGTGTATTTGGTGACGCACTCAAGGATACTGGGTACGGGAACGTCTTCTACAGGACCAACGAGAAGTCAATCCGTCCCGGCTTCGGGTCCATTCCGGGTTGGTTTAGCACCAAGGAAGAGAAGATAGCCCTGCTGGGCCAGTACCGGAAAATGCTGGCAGACGGCGCGTTTGTTAACCTAAGCCGCGATGCAGTACGTGAGTGCCGAGAATACGTCTTCTCACAAGCGGGCGGCTTGGTACACGCCCGCTCCCGGTCGTCTATTGACCCTTCCGGGGCAAGGGACAACCACGGTGACAGGGTTATCGCAGATGCCTTGGCAGCCAAACTTTGCAAAAATAGCGCCAATCCGAAGATTGATGTAAGGGATGTTGCCAAGCCCGGAACTCTGGCGTACCGGAGGGTTCAGGCAGTGGACAAGAAACGCAAGGCTAGACAAGACTGGTGAGATACAACGACATCAATTACCAAGGGCTTCGCAAAGCCATCGAACACAGTCGCCGCAGACTCCAGCCCTACCGGGAAAAGCGGGTAGCGGCTGTACGTGAGTTTGTGGGGCGTAACTACTCTGACACTGGTTCTCGGGATCGGGTGCCCGTCAACATGCTGGAGTTGTTTATTTCTACCTATGCACGTCAGTTGGTGGCCAATCGGCCCCAAGTGCGTGTAACTCCTCGGGTTAAGCGTCTAGCGGCACCGGCGGATGAGATGGCGTTGGCAACCAACCACATCTTGAAGGAAATGGACATTGAAACAACGCTACGACTGGCAGTCATTGATGCCCTCTTCTCCATCGGTATTGTCAAAGTTGGTGTCACAGAGTCTAAACTCGAACCCATGCGTGGCTTTTTACATGAAGCAGGACAACCTTTTGCAGAATGTGTGGGCCTTGACGATTGGGTGCATGATATGTCCGCGCGCTCAATGGAAGAATGCGGTTACATGGGACACCGTTATCGGGTTCCGACTCGTATGCTTAGAGAATCCGACCTATTTTCCAACAATGCAGATGTCCCGTCTATAACCAAGTCTTTGTACAACGAAACCGGCGACACTCGTGCTGAAGCCATCGGGCAGAGCGACATTTACCACGGCGGGTTTGACGAAGAATACTCTGAGTTGTGGGAAATCTGGCTGCCTGACGTTAACCGTGTCGTCACGTTTGTTGCTGGCGAGAACGGAATGCCGCACAAGAAGGTGCGAGAGGTAGAGTGGGACGGACCTGCTGCTGGCCCGTATCACTTCTTGAAATTTACAGACGTGCCCGGCAACACCATGCCCCTGCCCCCAGTGGCAACTCTTATCGACATGCACGACCTAGCCAACCGCGTATTCCGCAAGTTGGGTCGGCAGGCTGAGCGTCAGAAAGACGTTGTTGGCTATCGCGGATCGGCAGAGCAAGACGCTAAGAACGTGCAGACCAGTGCAGACGGCGAAGTTATCCGCATGGATGACCCGCAGAACCTGAACACGTACAAGTTTGGCGGCATTGACGACAAGAACCTTGCCTTCTTGTTGCAAGTTAAGAACCTGTTTAACTATTACGGTGGCAACATCGACACCCTTGGCGGTCTTGGCCCGCAGTCTGGCACTGTCGGACAAGACAAGTTGATTGCAGAATCTGCGTCACGCCGTTTGGCTGACATGCAAGAGTCAACTAAAGGGTTTGCCAAAGATGTTTGTTCGGCAGTAGCCCACCACATCTTCCACGACGACACCAGCATTATTGAGTTGGAGAAGTCGGTGCCGAATACCGATATTAAAGTTCCGTTTGTCTATGACAAAAGACGCAAAGATGCAGATTTCTTCGACTTCAATTTCGAGATTGAGCCGCACAGCATGGCCTCCCAAACACCGGGCGAAAAGATGCAATCACTGCGGGAACTTGTCAATACTTTCATCGGTCCCCTACTGCCATCTCTGCAACAGCAAGGCATCTCAATCGACGGTCGAGAGATCATCAGACTTGCCAGCGAACTCAGTCAGTTGCCTGAACTCGCGAATATCTTTACTGGCATAGATCCGGTGCAGCCAACGGAAACCCCGCAGCCGCAGAACCGGCAAACCGAAATCGTAAGAACAAATCGTCCCGGCGCTACCCCCCGTGGTCAGGACGACGCAATGGCGCGAATGATGATGAGCGGGGATGGACCCGGCGTACAGCCAAGTGAGGCTGCTGCCGTACAACGGCCAGTTGGATAATGCCTACCTATTGCTACGAAAAACCTGACGGATCTATTGTCGAGCGGATCATGACCATTTCTGAAATGGAAGAGTTTGACAAAGAACCAACTGTCGATGGTGAGACATGGAAGCGTCGCATTGATGTAGAGATGTCTGGCTTCAACATGGCAAATGATGTCTGGCGATCCGGCCTCACCTCTGAGTCAGCGGCATGCCACCCCTCTGACATTCCTAAATTCAAAGAGGCTGCTGAAAAGCGTGGCGTGCCAACGAACTACGACAAGTGGGGGCGACCAAGTTTTACAAGTCGCGGACACCGAGCCAAGTATTTGAAGGCTTTCAACATGAACGACCGCAACGGGGGCTACGGAGATGGCTGAAAAGAAACCAAAGAACCCGCCCATTGGCAAGATTATGCGGACGCCGGGCGAGAATAAAAAGTTTAAGGTCTACGTCAAAGACGGCGGTAAGACCAAGATCGTCCGTTTTGGCGATCCGAACATGACGATTAAGAAGAATAACCCCGGTCGGCGCAAGAACTTTCGTGCCCGACACAACTGCGATAATCCCGGACCCAAGACAAAAGCAAGATATTGGTCTTGTAAGAACTGGTAAATCCGATGATTAGAAAGGCAATATGTCAGAAGAAAACACCGAACCAGAAGTAGAAGAAACCACAGAAGCATTTGATGTGGAAGACTTGGACGACAATATGTTGTCTGACCGAGTAGATGCGTACATTGCGGAACGCAAGGCTGCTCAGGACTCTGAAGAAGAGGGCGAAGAAGAGTCAGATTGCCCTGACGGTGATTGCGACGAAGAGGTTGAAGCCTCCGAAGACAGCGAAGACCTAGAGGCTTTGGCTAATCGCGCTGCTTCTGTCGGGTTAGATGAGGCTGACATTGCCAAGATTGGCAGCGTCGAAAACCTTGAGCGTATGGTTCTGATCCTTGAGGCTCGCGGCAAGACCGAGGAGCCAGTTGCGGAACCAGAAGCAGAACAAAAAGATCCCGACTTGACTGATGTGCCGGACGAGTTGCGTCCTGCACTTGAGCAAGTCACAAAAGCGTACGAAGAACGTATTGCGGCCCTTGAATCACAATTGGGCGAATACAACAAGTACGTTGACAATCAAGCAGAAAAGGCCGTCAAGAACGAATTTGACGGCTTCATCAAAAATCTAGGGTCGGACTACGAGTCGCTGTTCGGCACCGGATCTTCTGATGGGCTGCGAAATGGTTCTAAGGAAATGTCTAACAGAACGCAAGTTCTTGACGAGATGAACGCATTGGCTGCTGGGTACGAGGCTGTAGGTCGGGAGGTTCCTGACGAAAAGTCTCTGTTCTCTAAAGCAATGGCGTCTGTCTTCGGCGAAGAAATGATTGCAATTAAGCAGGCATCCAAAGAATCGCAAATTGCTGAGCGTCGAAGCAAGTTTGTTGGTCGTCCATCGCAACGGCATGGAAAGCAAAAGTCGCCGGAGGCGTCTGCTATTGCTTCTGTGCGTCAGTACATGGAAGAGGCTGGCATCGGATTAGGCGCACAAGAGTAAGCGACTCTGGTATTTTCCTAAAGGATTCACACAATGGCACTACAAGCCGATCAGATTCAAGATTTGATTACCGTGACCCTCAAGGATTTGGGGCGGCTCAAGTTCACTGAACTTGCGTCCACGCTTCAGGAGTACCACGCTCTCGGCAAACTGATCGACCAATACAAGGTTCAGTATCAGTCCGGCACCGCGATTCAGTACAACATTATGTTGAACCAATCCGGCGCTGCTAAGAACGTGGGACTGTTTGAAAGCGACAATGTGAACATCGCTGACGTGATGACCACTGCTTCAATCCCTTGGCGTCACTGCACCACCAACTACGCTTTCGAGCGTCGTGAAGTGCAATTCAACGCAACGCCCGCCCAAATCGTCGAACTCGTCAAGATTCGTCGTACGGACGCCATGATCTCCCTCGCGGAACTCATGGAGAAAAACTTCTGGCAAGCACCTCCCTCAACCACCGACACCACTCACCCATACGGCCTTGCTTATCACATCGCCAAGGGCAGTGACGGTGAAGAAGGTTTCACAGGTGGCAACCCTTACGCGCAAGACGGCTCACAGTTTGCTGACAATGCTGGCATCAATGCCGAACTTTCAGCAAACTCCGCTTGGCGTAACTACTACGCGGACTATGCAACTGTTAATAAAACAGACTTGATCCGCAAGTGGCGTAAGGCTGCTGTCTTTACTAACTTCAAAGCACCAGTTCCAGTCGCTGACTACAACACTGGTAGCAACTACGCTTACTACACGAACTACAACGTGATTGGTCGTCTGGAAGAGGCTCTTGAGGCTCAGAACGACAACCTTGGAAACGACATTGCATCGAAGGACGGGCAACTTATGTTCCGTCAAGTTCCTGTAATGTGGGTTCCTCACCTTGAAACTGACACCACCAACGGCACCGATCCTATCTACGGCGTCAACTGGGGTGTTCTCAAGCCCGTGTTCCTCTCTGGTGAGTACATGCGAGAAGAAGGTCCGACCCAAGTTCCGGGTCAGCACACCACTATGCAGGTGTTCGTGGACTCCACTCTCAACTTCATGTGTACTGACCGTCGCCGCAACTTCCTCTTGAGTAAGGTGTCCTGATATGGGTGTTACATACAACGGTGGTTCGATTGGCCTTTCCAATATGGATGGCCGCCCGCACCGAACCTTTACTTACTTTGAAGATTTTGTCACTGACGGCACCGCTACTTCTGACTACACGCTGGTTGATATCAACTCTGCCGGTGCGGAAGCAGAAGTCGTTGCTAACGAAGTCGGTGGCGTAATCGAGATTGACGTTGCTGCTGCTACTGACCATGATGGTGGCCAGTTGTCTGCGGCTAACTCGTTTGTCAAACTTGATCGTGAATGCTATTACGAAACCCGCGTTCGCTTTACGAGCGCTGGTGGAGCAGGCACTTCCAAGGCTGCACACGCTTTGATTGGAATGCGGGCATCCCCCGCAACTGCTGCTATGGACGCTGCTGCGGACAACCAAGCAGACGATATCGTTGCGTTTGAAATTGATGCAGACGATGGCGTTACCAAACTGAACTTCATCTGTTGCAAAGACGGTGAAGCCAACGAAACAAAACTGTCAGACATTGCCAAGATTGACACCGTTGCAAACGGTGGCAAGGGCGTGACTGACTTTGTTCGTCTTGGTTTTTCGTTCCGCGACGGCGAGGTGACTGTTTGGGTAGACGGCGAAAACGCCGGATCTGTTAGTTCCAATGTCCCCGATGACATTGAAATGGGTCCAATTTTCGCAATCGCCTCACACGGCGGCACGATTCAGGCTGAACTCTGCATCGACTATGTAATGATTAGTCAGCCTCGATAATGGACTTCCAGATCCTGTTGGCGATAGGCAACATTGTTGTCGTAGTCGGCGGGGTAGTTTGGTCGTTTGCGCGACTTTCGGCAAGTTTGGCAACTTTAACTAGGAGCATTGAGCGCCTTGATACAACGGTTGAAAAACTTGCCAAGCACAGCGTGGATCACGAGATCCGCCTTGCTGCTCTTGAGTCTCGCGGCGTGTCAGACAAGTCCGTTGGCTGATCTGGTGAAAGCCCCGGAGGTGTTAAAGCCTCCCCCTTTACAAACCCCCCTCGACCCTCTCGTTTGGGTCGGGGGGATTTCGATACTCGGTGG